GTTAACATAATATCTAACACAAAAAATATTATAACAAATAATAAATGAAAATGAAATAATTATATATTATAAAAAACACTAGTTTTCTTATAATTTATACTAAGTTAAACCAATTACATAACAACAAAAACAAACAATTATGAAACGAAGACGCAGTTACCGAAAAAACCGCACAAGGTCTAAACGGACTTATTACGTAAGTCGTGGAGGGATTAGATTATGATTTCCTTAGACTTTGACACCAACGAAGTGAGCCAAAAGTTGGATGTTCACAAATGGGAACAAAACGTTGTTCTAGTAGCTCACAATGTTTACTCGTATACAAGGATAGTAATACCAGTAAACGATTTAGGAGAATTTATTAAAAAACTACAAAAACAATTAGATGAAACCGAATCTATTTAACTCGATTCAGCTATTCAAACCGAAAAAGAACGTGTTTGATTTAAGCCACGATTTTAAATTCAGTGGCGATATGGGAAATTTGATACCAATATTAGTTAATGAATGTGTACCAGGCGACAATTATACAATTAGTTGCGAAGCAATGGTAAGATTTGCACCAATGATTGCCCCTATTATGCACAGAGTAGATGTATCAATGCATTACTTTTTTGTACCAAATAGGATATTATGGGACAATTGGGAAAAGTTTATAGTAGATGCATCAGTATCAGCTCCAGTGTATCCATACATAGATTATACCGGTGGAGGATGGACAAACTATGAGAAGTTTATGGACTATATGGGAGTACCTCCAAAAGGTTCGGGAACAGGTACACAACTAAATGCGTTACCATTTGCCGCATACCAATGTATTTATAATGAATACTATAGAGATCAAAATTTAGTAACATCTGTCAACTATAAATTAACAGACGGCACTCAAGCAAATATTGGTGATTTACTAACTATGAGGAAAAGAGCATGGGAACATGACTATTTTACCTCTTCCCTACCCTTCGCACAAAAGGGAAATGCAGTTGATATTCCTATTGGAGCAATAGAAGGAGATGCAAATATCGCTATTGATTCAACATTAACAACAAATTATTCTTTAGCAACTAACACAACTGGAGCAGCAACAACAGTTTGGGCACAAGTAAATAATGCTATTCCAGTAGGTGTTGGACCTCAAACTCGAGTATTTGCACAAACAGATGGTTTAGAAGTACAACCAGGCACTATTAATGATTTGCGTCGAGCAATGCGTTTACAAGAGTGGTTGGAAAAGAACGCAAGAGGTGGCACTAGGTATGTAGAGAATATTTTAACTCATTTTGGAGTTAAAAGTTCAGATGCAAGACTCCAAAGACCTGAGTATATAACAGGAGTTAAATCTCCAATTGTTATTAGTGAAGTATTAAACACAACAGGAGAAACAACAGGACTACCTCAAGGTAACATGGCTGGACACGGCATAGGTGTAGTAAGTGGAAAATATGGTAAATATTTTTGTGAGGAACACGGATATATTATAGGTATAATGTCAATTATGCCAAAGACTGCATACCAACAAGGTATTCCAAGGACATATTTGAAAAAAGATACATTGGATTATTTTTGGCCATCTTTTGCAAATATTGGTGAACAGGAAGTACAGAATCAAGAATTGTACGCATATACTGCCACAAGCCAAGACACATTTGGGTATGTACCCAGATATGCTGAATATAAATATTTACCAAGTAGAGTAGCTGGTGAATTTAGAACATCATTAGATTACTGGCATTTAGGTAGAATATTTGCTAATCAACCAGCATTAAATCAGAATTTTATAGAATGTGACCCCGCGGCAACAAAACGAATATTTGCAGTAGAGGAGGGAGCAGACTCACTTTATTGTCATGTATACAACAAAATTCGTGCGTTGAGACCGATGCCTAAGTACGGAACACCAATGTTGTGAGTACAAAATGCATTACACCTTTTTACGTGAGACAAGGTTTAACGACTAATGAGAAAGTGCCGGTACCATGTGGTAAATGCCCACCATGTATGAAGCGGCGAACATCTGGGTGGTCGTTTCGCCTTGTCCGTGAAGGTGATAGAAGTAAATCTGCTCTATTTGTTACATTAACATATAATACAGGTTCAGTTCCAATATCAGAGAAAGGATATAAAAATTTAGATAAAACAGATGTACAAAAGTTTTTTAAAAGATTAAGAAAACTAAATAATGAAAAACTCAAATATTTTGTTTGTGGAGAATATGGAACAACAAAAATGAGACCTCACTATCATATTATACTATTTAATGCAAAGGCAGATCATATTCAAAGAGCCTGGTCATTGGATGGTAAACCAATTGGTTCAGTATTTATAGGTAGTGTATCAGATGCTTCAATAGGTTATACATTAAAATACATGACTAAGAAAGGACAGATACCAATGCATAAGAATGATGACCGAGTAAAAGAGTTTCAATTAATGTCTAAAGGATTAGGTAGTAATTATTTGACAGAAAAAATGGTACAATGGCACAAAAACGACATAGAAAACAGAATGTATGTACCAATGAAGGATGGAAAGAAGATAGCAATGCCCAGATATTACAAAGACAAAATATACTCGGAATCGGAGAAGACCAGAATAGCGAGACACATGGCAGATGTAATGTTAGAAGAAGAAGAAGCAGAAAGAATAGAACTAGGGGAGTCATACTTTTCAATTTTAGCAGAAAGACATTTGAATGCATTTCGGAAGATGTACAAAAATTCAACACAAAACAGAAACACATTATGAAAATCAAAAACATGTTAAATGCCTCGGAGTTTGACAAAAATTACGAGTATAACAACCAAAAAAGTCAAACAATACCAGACCAAGCTATGAGTATAAAAGAAATTTTAGCAAGATATAGCAGAGGATTACCAGTAGAACAATTTAAACCACATTACGATGAAGCAGAAAACACAGACGACTATTTTCCAGATCCTAGGACAATGGATTTGGCAGAACGTCAAGAATTTGCAGAACAAGTCAGACAAGAACTTGCAGAAATTGCAATACAAAGACAACAAAAACAACAAGAAACAACAAACGAAAGTGAAAAACCAACGGAGTAAACAACGTGTAAACGTGGTTAACGGCTTCGCCGTTGACCATGTTACACCAGACAAGGGGCAGAGCCCCGCGTCAGCTTCGCGTTTGGAAAACGCAACAATAAGCACTAATACCCCTTGATATATTAGTGCTTATTGACACTACATTAAAAATTTATTACTAATGAGCAAAAAAGGAAGTAGCGTAGCGGATGACAAAATGCGAAAAAGTAAAAAAAATTTTGGTAGTGTAAAAAAGAATTATAAATTTATAAAAGAATAAAAAATGGAACCAGTAACAGCATCATTAGTAGCGGCAGGAATATCAGCCGCAGGTCAGGGAGCCCAGGCATATGCACAGGGCAAAATGAACAAAAAGACAAGAGAGTGGAACGAAAAAATGTATGCACTACAACGTCAACACTCTTTACAAGATTGGGCAATGCAGAACGAGTACAATAGCCCAAAAGCACAGATGCAAAGGTTAAAAATGGCTGGACTAAATCCCAATTTAGTATACGGAAAAGGTGCCGACAATATATCGGGAGTAGTAAGAAGTGCTGAAGCAAAAGGTTGGAACCCAGAAACACCAAATGTAAATTTTGGAAGTATTGCACAAACAGGATTAAATACGTATTACAATACACAATTACAACAGGCTCAAATAGACAACTTAAAAACACAAAATACTGTTATGGCTAATGACGGTATTTTAAAAGCAGTTCAAG